AAGTAATCTAAATAAGTATTNAGCAAAATTCNTACCACATAATAATCATTAATTTCTAATTCTTTTTTTAATGATATACGATATATTTTAAGATACATTTCTTGTACCAAGTCATCAGCAATATTTTTATCNTTGCTAATATTAAAAGCTACTTGACGCCAATACTTATCTTTTTTTGCTAAAGTTTCTAAAATCATAACATTAGTTTAAATTCATTGGTGTAAAATAAGACCTTAAAAATTTTAACAAATTACTATCATATTCGCAGTTATAGTTTTCTCCTGAAATTACTACACAAATAAAACCATCAGCTATAAAATATCCTTGTATTTGTTCTACTTTAATAAAGAAAGGAACAAAAGTTGTTTGTTCTTCTGTTTCTATTAAAAGGCTTACTTGTATGCAAAAAGGTTTTATCATAATTACAAATATAGTCAATTATTTGATACCATAATAAAAATAATCTAATTTTTTTATAATTTCTTTTAAACGTGTTGGATTTTGTTTAGATACATAAAGTTTATTTTTCTCTATTTCCAATTCTTGATAGGATTGCGTTTTTAAATTCTTCTTCATTTCTTATTAAAATATATTCGTGGTTAAGGTTAGTTACTATTTCTTGAAATTCTTTTTGTTTATCGGATTGTTTGCCTGTTGCATCTTTAAACTCGCAAAATATAATATTTCCATTTGGTAAAATTATTATCGTGTCAGATACTCCAGAAACAAGCCCCATTGCTTTAGCTTGCATCATAGCTATTTTATTTGTTCCAGCGAGTTCATTTGGTACGCTAAACATTACGCCTCTTGGGTTGTGATGTTTTAAACAATAATTATTATTATACCATTGATAGCAATTAGCTTGTATTTTATTTTCTTTCATTTTGTCTTATTTGTATTTGGTGTTCAATCCAATTTTTATGATAACCTTTGTATTTAGCGTAATCAATTAAATCCTTTTCAGTTTTTAAGTGATGATAAATCCATGTAATTTTATAACCTTTTGCTTTGGCTATCATTTCTAATTTTTTAAAATCGGCTGTTTTTATTTGGTCTTGTATTTGTTGATATGTCATTTTTTGCAATTCAACAATTAACTCCTCATCTTCTTCTTTTTGTGTTTTCTCAAAAACATGATTACATTCCGGGCACTCCATTAATCGAGCGGGTAAAATACAAGAACATTCCGGGCAGTCTTTTACAGGTGCTACACCTTCTTTTTTCTTTTTCTTTTTTAAATCCCAATTTCTTTCTTGTTCCCAAAATCCATGTCTTTGAACGTTATTACCAAAATCTAAAATAGTAAAATCTTTTTTAGTTTCTGTAACTCTCGAACCACGCCCGCACATTTGCAAAAAAAGGCTTATACTTTTTGTCGCACGATATAAAATTACTACTTCAATATTTGGCTCATCAAATCCAGCGTTTAAAATACCAACATTTGAAATAAGTGCGTTTGGAGTTTCTTTAAACCATTTTAATATACGTTTTCTTTCTGCTGTTTGAGTTGTTCCGTCAATATGTTCAATTGGTAAACCTTTACTTTTAAAATCATTTACTAACTGAATACTTGACGCAATATTTGACGCAAAGATAATTCCTTTTTTATTAGGTGTTATTTTAATATAATTTTCGTAAACTCCATGATACATTTTAACTTCATCATAAACTTTTGCTACTTGGTCTTGGTCATACTCTCCCCCTTTTGTTTTTACTTTTGAAAGGTCAACTTTTACTCCGTATGTATGTGGATTCGCTAAAAATTTATCTTTTATAAGTTCGCTAATAGTTACAACTTCAATTATATTATTATAAAATTCATGTAAACTTATTTGATTGCCTTCTCTAAAAGGTGTGGCGGTTGCTCCAATAACTGTACATGATTTACTTATAAAAGGCATCAAATTATTAAATTCTTGTTTATGTGCCTCATCAAAAATAATTAAATCCAAACTATTTAAGAACTCGATATACATTTCATCTTTTAATCTTCTTTTTAAAGTTTGTGCCATTCCTACATAAAGACAGCCATTAAGTGAATTTATTTTTTTGTTTGGTTTAATTTCAATTGGTTTAAGTCCGAAATTTTCCAAACTTCCTCCAGCTTGTGTTAAAAGTTCTGTTCTATCTGTTACGATTAAACATTTCTTACTTTTTTCAATTGCACGACTAACCATATAAGTAAACATTATAGTTTTTCCTGCACCTGTTGGAGCACAAAGTATAAGTTTTTTAAATCCGTTCAAAATATTTTTTCTTAATTCTGAAATAGATTTTTCTTGGTATTTTCTTAAGTGTATCATTTTCAATTAATTATGTTTTTTTAGGTTGTAGGGTTGTAGGGGTTGTATAGTACTTTATAGAGTTTAGATTTTTCAATATAAAAAATACGATATACAAAAAAAAGTATGTCTTATATATTATAAAATAATAAAAAAAGGTACAACCTATACAACCTTTTCTCCTTAGCCCTAATAAAATCAATACTTAACAAGGTTGTAGGGGCTCTAAAAAAGGGGTGCAACCGCCCTACAACCTATGCAACCTAAATATGTTCTAAATAATATACAATTTTAGTTAAATTACTTATTTTCTTTGCTCTTTTTTCAAAACCTAATTTCTTTAAAGTCAATCCTAACTTATATGTATTTAGTCGAATAGTAGGGCTTTTTTCTTCTATGTAGGCTTTTATTTCCGTATTAGTTAAATAGACTGTATTACCTCCTAAATTATCAGAAGGAATAAAATACTTTAATATCATTTCTTCTTCTGGGCTCGGTTGCTCATTCAAAGAACTGCAATTATTTAATATTTCTATTTCATCTTTTGTTAACATAAAAGCCTCTTTATTATTTACCCACTCATGGTAAATTTCAATAAACAAATCTATTTTGTTAATTTCTTCCATTTTTTCGTGGTCAATATCAATAACATTTACTGGCAAAATACGTCTATTTCCTGTAGGGTCGTTTATAATTTCCTCATCATTAGAAGTGCCACAAAGAACAGCTAAACGCCTTAAATCTTCACTTGTACGCCCAAAAGGTCTTCTTAAATTAAACCATTGCTTTGAACTTAATTCTTTTAATCTTTTTGCGTCTTGTTTTGATTTTCCGCCAAACTCATCATCTAAAATTATTAATTTCTTTGTCATTAAAATTTCTGAATCTTTACCCTCATCAAGTTTACTTTCAGCATAAAAACTCATTAAATCATCTGGTAAAAGATTACGAAAAAATTTAGTTTTTCCCGCTCTTTGTCCTCCTGTAAGTACAAGTATTAAAATAGAATAAGTACCATGCATACTGCTTATAATACCTAAAAGCCATTTTTTAAGGAAAATTTCTAAATATCCTTCTACTTCTTGGCGTGTTCCGTTTGCGTATGTTACCTGGTTATATTTTATACATTCACATAATTTTTCAAAATTTCCACTTGGTTGTAAGTGTTTGTACTTATTTATAAATTCAACAAATGGAGAATAAGCAAGTGTATTATCTGAATCAATAAGAGAGAAAATTCTATCCTTACTTACCTTTTCATCAACTTGTTCAATAGCTTTTATATAAAGAGAATTATAATCTCTATCATTCATTGGTTCGCCATTCAATTCATAATTTCGTGTTATTTCATTAAACTTTAAATCAAATGATTTTAAAAACGCCTTAAGGTCTGCAAGTACATCATTACTTTTAACTTTTAATTCTGTATCTGGTAATTCAAAAACTTTATTTACAATTTCACTTACATCATCTCCAGATATATTTTCAATTTCTAAAGTTTTAATAGCATCTTTTTTAGCCTCTGAGTTATCTTTAGCCCCTCCAGAAGTACCTACACTTTTGCGTCTAATTTTAGCAATACGCTCTATATGTTCGGTTCTTTGTGTTTTTATTTCTATTCCAGCATTTTTACAAATCCATAAAAAAGTACCTATCGTGGCTATTTTGTCCGCACTTCTTTTTTCTAAAATTTCGTAAAGGTCATCAACTGCTTTTGAATCATATTTCGGGCTATTCTGACTAACTAAATGAAATAAGTCTTTACCTTTTTGACCTCCGTAATGTTTTTGAAGTGCCCCACCTATCTTATACCAATCGTGGTAATCATTAGTTAAATCATATCCTTTGTGTGCTATTTGTTCAAATACATGGTCAAGGTCATTATTAGAAAAAACATAATTTAACTTAGGCTCTACTTGTGCTTTTTTAAGATATGTTTTCCATGTTTTAGACTTCTTATTTATATATGTATCTGGGTCGTATGAAACAAAACGATATCTATCTACATTTTTACAAGATTTATCAATTATAATTTTGTAGTTATCAAAGAAATACTTTTCAATTGCTAAAAAGCTATCAAAGTGCTTTTCTGGTATGATTTTATAATAAACAACAATACCCCCACCTCCAGAAACTGAATCATGTACAGCATATGTATAAGGGTCTTTTTCTACTTCTTGCCTTACTATATCAAAATCTTTACGAACTTGGTCTTTTGTATCAATATCAATAGCAATAAATCCAGAATGTTGAGTTAAGTTTTTACTGCTACGATACGAAAATACACCGCTCGGAGTTACGCCTCGAAGTTTTAATTTTTCTATTTTACCTGTACGATATGATAAAACCTCATCTTGAAATTCGCCTTCTTTAATTTTAATTAAATACTCATCAAATTCAATATTAGTAAATGGAATAACAGCGGGTGCGAGTTTACCCTCTTTATTTACTTTGCCCTCTGGGTATAATGATATTTTACTCATGATTCAATTTTTCAAGTTCAATTGCAATTTTTTCAAGTACTGGAGTATGTCCATAATAAATAACGAAAGCCTCTTTTAAAATAGCATTTCTTTCTTTTTGAACTTTCAATAATTCATATTGAATTTCAATCATTTCTTTTTCAAAATCTGTCATAAAATTATTGATTTAAAAATTTAAATTTTTTATAACCTCTTTGGATATAAAATTCTTTTACATTTGATTTAATAAATTTCTTGTTTTTAGTTTCTTTTTTAAACACAAAAAACAAAGTTAGTCCTTTTAAAAATACAAAATCAAAACATTCTTTAAATTCAGATGATTGGTCTAAAATTTCAAACTCAAAATCTGTTTTTTCTAAGTGGTAAAATTTACACATAATATTATTAAAAAGAGAAAACCCCTAACTCAATGCACTACTATTGGTTAAGGGTTTCTCGGTTACGCTTTTAAAGGCGTTATACTTTCCTTGTCGGTAGTGCTTCGACGAATACAAATATAATAAATTTTTTTAATATACAAACTATTTTATAAAAAAAATGCCTAATTTTCATCAGGCATAATTAAATCAAATGTATCGATTAACATTTTTAACATTGGATGTTCTCTAAAAGGGTAAATCGTCAGCGGGTGCTTCTTCTTGAATCGGAACTGCTGGCACTGATTCGCTATTATTCCAAATAGTTGTAAATCCATCCCCTATAAAAATAGTAGGTGCTTTTGCGTCACGTTCTTCTTTTGTTTGAATTACACAAGCGAAGTGAGTTTTATCAATTCGCATATTATCTTTTGTGTAAATAGTTTTAGTTTCTTTTACAGGAACTAACTCGAATTTTACTTCTTGTAATTCTACTTGTTCCCCTTGTTTGTTTTGGTACGTTCTTTTGCTTACTAAATTGCGTAATTTTGTAGCGTCTAATGTAACTTGAATTTTACTCATGGTTAATTGTTTTTAAGTATTCTCTAATATTTGTAACTCTTTGTTGTAAATCGGCAATTACTTCTTCCGAATAATCAATTTCAAATGTTTTTATACGATATTTTTTATCCATATTATCGTAGTTGTGTTTATCTTCATACGTTAGTTCTTCTGGCGTGTTTAAAAGAACATAAGTTAAAACCGCTTTTTTGCAACCTGTTAAGTGCATATAAACCTGTAACTGATAAAAATAATCTTTGTTAGGTATTTCAGTTTCAAAAAGTGGAAAAGTAAAAGCATCCCAACTGCATTTTATATCATAAACCACATCGTTAACAATTAAGTCAGGCGTTCCACAAAAGAACTCATCTTCAAAGAATTTTTCATTTTTAAGAGTGAAAGGTAAATCTAACCATTCTATTGCTTTGTCAATTGCTGTATCTTCTAACTTTAAACCTTTTGTTAAATACTTGCTTTTTATTTCTTTACGGATTCCGTAAATTTTTTCAATTAACCACTCTTTAACGTATGTTTTTGTTGTTTCTGAAATTAGTTCATTTTTACTGCGTGCGTTAGTCATTATCTTACCACTCGCACTCGCTCTAATTTTAAAGTTCATTTAGTTTGCTTTTTACTGTTTCTGAAATTTCGTACTTGTTAGCAACATCTTCTATTGTGAATTGTTTGCTTTTTAACGCTTGACAAACTTTATCCCAATTTGGGTGCGTTTCATCTAAAGGAATTAAAGTAGTATCTAAAGAATAGTTAATAATATCCTTTCTATTTAAGTCAGAACCAAACAACTTGCCGAAACTATCGCAAGCGTCTTTAATCGCTATTGTTTTAGCAACAGGGAAAGCCATACTTAAAGCTCCATTATTTATATTTGCTAAATCTGCTGGACTTGTTCCTTTTGCTGTTTGCAATTGACTTGCTCCTATTCCATCGTGGAAAAGCCATTCGCCCGTAATAGGGTGCAAATAATGAACTCTAACAGTTACCCAAACGCCATTAAAGGATTGTCCTTGTCCTGTAATTTCTATTTTATAAGACTTGAAAATAGTTTTTAAAAGGTATTCAATTCTTTCAATAGGTAGGTATTTATACCCACGAATAAAAGGGTGTTCTTTAACCCACGTTTGATTAGGTGGTTGATTCATTAAAGTTACAAATATATCGTTTTTTTGTACCGATATTTTGTCGCTATAAATGTCTTGAATTTTTGGAAGTGTACTCATAATTATTTATTTTTAAAGTTATGCAAATATAACATTATTTTGTTAATTAATACTATTTTTCAAAAGTTTTTTATATTCATCATTAATTTTTTCGTTGTTCTGACCTCTTTTTTCGAGTTTACGAATAATTCTTTTAATTTGTTCAAAGCGTTGTTCAGGTGTTTTATCTCTTAATGTCATAACGTATATTTTTATTTTTAATTTCTTCTGAAGTTCTTTCAGCTACTTCTTTAGCTGTTAATACCATATTCTTTTGACGCTCGTAGGCTGTATCAATTCGATTACCTACTAATACTATGCTTTTACGCTTGCTTAATTTCGACATAATAATCTAATTTCATTTTAGTTAATACCTTTTCAAAGAAGTCAATCCCGCATCTTTGTTCATTTGTAATTACGTGGTTAAGTGTTGAGTAGCTAATTTCGTAATGTTTCGCAAAATCTCGCTGGTTCATTCCGCTATTTTGCTGGAGTTGTTTTATAATTTTATTCAGTTTCATAATTCATTTTTGATTCGTAAATGTGGTATGTTTCAGTTATGTAAACAGGTCGGTAAATTGTAATGGTTATATCGTTTACTAATTTTTGCATTTCAAAAAT